CTAGTATTGATTGGTTCCACTTTGGGGTTATCAAAGCTGAAATGGCTAAGATCAATATCACATATACCCTACCAGATAAGAGTACAGACATTATCCCTTTTATGCACATTAATGATGCTACGTTCTTAAAACGCTCTTGGCGTTATGAAGGTGCTATTGGTGATTATGCCGCCCCTCTAGAATTAAGCTCTATCGAGAAGAGTTTAGTGGTGTGGGTTCGATCCCGCTCCATCACAAAAGAGGCTCACATGATAGCGATTTTTAGATCCATCGTGGATGAGGCCTTCCACCACGGTCGCGAGTATTTCGAGAAACTCAGAGCACAAATTATTGAGTGTGTTGAGCTTTACGACTTGGGATTGTATATGCAAGACGAATATGGTGCACACAGGCCTTTTATGACCTGGGGTGAACTCGTCGAGCGGTGGAGGCAGAATAGTGACTTTTAAAGAGTCACTGCCCTGCGGAGGGCAATATAAATACCGCAACATGGGCTCTGGTGTTGAGTCCTAACCAAATGCACCTAGCATACGTAGTTACTTAACCATCTCTAACTGGACGAGACTGTAAGAGAAGGTGAGAGGACGTGTTCTAAAATCAACTAGGGCAGCCCCCGAAACCCTATTCAGGGATAAGTGTAGTTGAGCTTAAAGTCTCCTCCACGATCTCAACGACTGGGTCGTCGTTGTGATTTAAAATATGACCTGCTACTAATACACAAGATATGCCTTCCACAGGCGAAAGTGGAACGGGTGAATCATCTTATACCGGGATGTCTCACACACCCCATCAGACGGCTGATTTCGTTGATGGTAACCAAGGTAATGAAGTGACATTTAATACAAGTCCCGATAATACCTTTAATGTAGGATCTATAGTTCGTGGACAGCTTGCTGACTTTTTGTCACGACCTGTCATTATTAGTACATTTACTTGGAACCAAGGGGCGTTGTTAAATCAATCCATAAATCCGTGGCATCTTTTCTTTTCTGATGTTCGCATAGCTGCGAAATTGAATCATTATTATTTGCTACGTTGTAATTTAAAGATTAAGGTTGTTATTAATGGCTCTCCATTTTTATATGGTTTAGGTTATATGGGTTATCAACCTCTCAATACTGTCACAAGTGTAGATTTACTTGGCTCTGGTAATAAAGAGTTCTTCCTACAACTATCTCAGTTACCTGGGGCTTATTTTTACCCCCACGCCCAACAGGGTGTAGAGATGACCTTACCATTCTTTTATAATGAGAATTGGTTGGATGCCACTTCAGCGACCGATCTAATACTCATGGGGAAATTACTTTTTGAGTCCCCTGAGGTCTTGCGCCGTGTGGGTGGAACCGGTGGTAGTGTGACC